GTCTTATAATAATAGCAATTTTCGTAGGAGGCATAGTTGTAGCAATGGGGAAAGCAAAATTTATTACTAAAGACGAGTGTGATGGGAGGCATACGGAGTTGACAGATGCAATGTGTAGTAAGATAGATATCATAAAGACTAAAATTGAAGGGGTTCAATCTGATATAGAGAAGGTAGATGTAAGCATTAAAGAATTTACCTTCTTTATGGGGCAGGTTAGTCAGTACATGAGAGACAAACGTTGAACAAGGTATATACCATATTGAGCATCATTGTTGCTGTGATCATTATTGGAACTGCCGTTTACTCTTTTGAGCAGCGGAAGGTAGACAAGGTGCAGTATGAGGAATATTGTGCTTTCACAGATGTTCGGTTCTTGGAGCAATATCGAAAGGAACTCAACATGCGAATATGGGCGATAATGCACAACTACCCGAACCAATATCACGATATGATTGAGTACCAGAGGTTGGTCGAGGAGTTGAGGTGTATTGATATAAAGATTAGGGCCTTCTACCAGAAGAGAGGCGGTTAGTGATCAAGTTATTGAACTTTCGGGAGGAAGAGTTCACCTGCAAGTGTGGGTGTGGGTTCAACAATGTTAAGGACACGTTTCTATGGAAGCTCCAGAGGGCTCGAACGGAAGCACAGATACCGTTTGTTGTTGTCTCCGGATGTAGGTGTGCTAAGCACAATAAGGAGGTCGGTGGTGCGAAGGACTCGGATCACCTGATGGGAGAGGCAGCTGACATCAGGGTGGTCAATTCCTATGAGAGATGGAAGGTAATCTTCGCTGGTTATGAGGCCGGATTTAGGAGGATAGGGGTGGCGAAGGGATTTATCCACCTTGGAGATAATTGGACAAATCCGCAGCAAGTTCTGTGGGTTTACTAAGTTGTCCAACATTTGGACAAAGGAGTTGCAGATGAAAAAGCTAATGTTTACGGTTGTGATGGTAGTATTGTTAGTGCCTGGGTTGTTGTTTGCGAAAGACCTACGATTTGGGTGGGAACAGCATATGATGGCCACTGGAGACTTCTGGCAGATCCATTATTCTGTTGATGCTCAAGGTGGGCCATATGTTAAGCTTGTCCAGATTAACTATATAAGTGACCAGGAGGAGTATCAGCATACTGCAACGCTCCCGTTGGAGGTAGGTGAGCATACATACTATTTCGTGATTAGGAAACATGTTGCAGATACTAATGTCAGCCCGTCCGACTGGAGTAATGAGGTGTTCAAAGTGCTTGAGGGATTACCGTCTGCTCCGACAAAATTTAGACTAATACTAACCATAGACTAAGGAGAAGGTCATGAAGTGGCAAGTTTGGTTGAAGGGTTTAATAAGTGCAATTATTGGTGGTGCGGCTACAGCTGTCAGTACGATGGTTGTTAGTCCGCAAGAGTTTAACCTGACAGAGGGAATTGGGAAACTTGGTTCTGTGGCAGCGGTGAGTGCTATCGTTGCAGCAGCCATGTATCTCAAGAACTCTCCATTACCAAACGGAGGACAATAATGAGACAGAGAAGATTGGTTGCCGTAGTGGTTGCTTTGGTATTCCTGGTTGGCTGTGCAGGCCTTCAGGTGCTAAGCAAAGAGGAGGTCTACTTCAAAGCCCTTGGGGTGTGGTACGACGCTGGTATGCAGTTCAAGTTCTACTACGAGAAGGCTGATCAGGAGACCAGAGCTAAGTGGGACGAGGAGTTCAGGCCCGTCCTTGTTAAGTCTAAGGAGGTCTTGAACCTGTGGAACTTCCACCTTCAGACCGATCAGGAGGTCGGTGCTGAGATAGAGAGCTGGAAACGGCTCAAGAATGAGCTAATCTACTATATAGCTACACAGATGAAAAAGGAGGCAGGGTAATGGAACCTATGGAGATAGCAATGATTGTAAGTGTTGTGAGCGATGCGCTGATCAGGGTTATTGCCCGTGTACAGGGGGAGGATCCAGAGAAGTTGAAGGAGGAGATAGCGGCTCTACAGGTGAAAGCAGATGACCTTGAGAAGTGGTTAAGGGCGGAGTAGATGTATATCCCAACAGAGAGGCAAATTGAAGCTCATGTGGCGAAGGAACGATTCCTGGGGTTCGGTGGTGCTATGGGAGGGGGGAAGTCTCGCTTCTTATGTGAGGCTGCCCTCCAATTCTGCATTAAGTTTCCAAACAACTTTGGGCTTATCGCGAGACAGAGTGGTCCTGCTCTTCGTCTGAGTACCATGGAGGTTTTCTTCACCGAGGTGCTAATTCCTGGGAGTGAGGAGTGGAAGGAGCTTGGCTGTAAGTTCAACAAGGCAGAAGGGGTGTTGGAGTTTCTTGCACTTAGTCCTCCCTCAAAGATATGGTTCACGGGGCTCGATCATGACAACCTGGAGAGGATTAAGTCACTCAATCTTGGGTTCTTCTGTATCGACGAGGCTACTGAGGTTGCTGAGAGCATCTTCATGATGCTCGCTACGAGGTTGAGGAGAGCAGGAATTCCTAAGATATATCGTAAGGCTATGATAAGTGCCAACCCTGAGGCTGGGTGGGTTAAGCGCAGGTTCGTCGATCAGAACCTCAAGGATCATAGGTTTGTGCAGGCAAACTATAACGATAATCCGTATCTGCCGGAGGATTACCATGAGCTGTTTGACACCATGCCTCTCACATGGAGGCAGAAGTACCTTGATGGTAACTGGGGTGCGGTGAGTGGTCTCATTTGGAAGGAATTCCTCGATGATCGTCATGTTGTTCCTTGGGGAGAGCTTCCACCTGAGTGGAGAACCTTTAGGGGACACGACCACGGGCAGCAGAACCCTGCAGCAACCCTGAGCTTTGGCTACGGATATGCTGATATCCACCTTGAGCAGATTATTGGTGAGGAGAGGATGAAGGCGATGGATCCGAGGTTCGATAGCTACCCTGTACTGATTGTTGATAGGATGTACTATAAGTCAGGGTTGGTGAGTGAGCATAGGGAGAACATTTGGAAGATCTGGGGAAACTTCAACGGGCCTACCTATGCCGATCCCTCTATGTGGAAGAAGGATCGAGAGAAACTTATCTCTGATGGGAAGTCAATTCCCTACAGTGTGGCGGACGAGTATCTCGAAACTCCCTATCCAATGCAAGGTCTTATAAGGGCAAACAACATCGTGAGCGTGGGGATCAACCGAGTGAGTCAGCTGTTGAAGATCGGTCACCTCTACTTCATGGATCATCCCTCGATGGATGAGATGATTGGAGAGGCAGGGGAGATTCGAAGCTACTCCTGGAAGCAGCCCCGAACTGACGATGATGATTGGCCAGAGGAACCAGATAAGAAAAGGGATCACGCTTGCGATGCTTTGAGGTATGGAGTCATGAGCTTGCCTCCCCTGAGGGTTGAGCAAGGGACAGTGATTCCTTATAATAGCTTCATGGCTGCAAGACAGAGAGCGATAGCAGATAAGAGAGGTGGAGGCCAGCTGAAAATCCATGGCGGGAAGGTGGTAGGATAAAGGGAGGCAATAGTGGCTGTATATAAAAGGTTTACGAGGAGTAAGTCGGGGAAGACAGGGTCAAGGAAGGTCGTTCCACGTACCGAGTTGCAATCGATGTGGGAGCAAAGGATTGCCGAAGGTGAGATGGTCAAGGAACACTGGAAGAAGGAATTCGGAGTTGATGCACTTGAATCTGCGTACTACGGCCATCAGAAGCCGGATCATTGGAAAGCTAAGGACTGGTTTACTCTTAACCTCATATTCGCTTCGGTGAAGGTGCTTATGAGGAATATCTGTCCGAGAGACCTTCGCATTCGAATGAAGTTGTCGAAGAGTTTCCTTAGCGATGTGAATATGATTCCTCCTCTGGAGAGGTTAGTTCAGTTGCGTCAGGCTGTGTTGCAGTACTTTGCTAATCGGTTGAAGCTGTGGAAGGAGGGCAGACTTGCTTACCTCAACAGCCTGTGGCAGTTTGGTTGTTTGAAGGTAGGGTATAGTGCTGAGATGGAGGATAACGAGAATGCTGGAGCGGTGGTACAGGATCGAGATGGTGCGATTGTCTATGATCCTGATAGTGGGCTGCCGCTGATTGAGCCTGATAAGATACCCCTCACGGAGGAGTTCTTCATCGACCAGGTGGATCCGGATATGATAGTAGTTGATCGCTACTGTAGGAACGACCTTGACAAGACTGGGAGGTGGGTAGCTGAGAAGATCTTTCGATCTGTGGAGGATCTGCAGAATGATCCCTACTACTCGAGGAAGGCAACTAAGGATCTTGAACCTTCGTCACTCTATGACACGGAGAGGATGAAGCTCCAGGGGTCGGTTAGTTATAGAGCTATGTGGCAACATGACGCAGGCACGGAGTTGCCAGAGAATGAGGTTGTGGTACTCTACGAGGTATATGACCTTTATAATAAGCAGGTGCTGACGATTGCAAGGGGTGCGAAGGATCTGTTGAGGAAACCGGAGCCGATGCCACCAGGAGTAAATCTCCATCCCTATGTGTTTCTTAAGTTCTACGAGAAGCGCGATAGTTTCTATCCAATCCCTGTGATCTATAATTGGTGGGGAGCTCAACACGAGTACAATCTGACGAGGAATCAGTTCACCCTACATCGGAAGAGGTTCAACAGGAAGTATCTCTACGACTCTAACAAGATCGACCCTGATGAGGTTGATAAATTGATAGAGGGAGATGATGGAACCTTTGCGAGGGCTCAGGGATCAGGTGCAGTGGAGCCGGTGAAGGATGCTCCTCTTGACTCAGCGGTGTACTTTGACACTAAGCAATTTAGGGAGGAGTTTACCGAGTTGACTGGGGTAGGTCAGTTGCAGAGGGCTATGCTCGGGGCTGAGAGTGCGACTGAGGCTGAGATTGTGGAGAGACGGTCGAGGGAAGGTGAAGTGGATGAGCATGAGGAGACTATGCACTTTCTTAGTGCAGTCACCAAGAAGCTCCATGATTCGATGGAAGCGAACCTCACGCAAGAGGGAGCGGTGGAGTTCGTAGGGCCGGCTGGGGCACAGTGGATGAGCTTCGGACCTGAGCACTTCGATGAGATCTCGGGAGAGGTACTGTTCCAGACAACAGCAGAGGAAGCTGCTAAGGTTACGTTGCAGGTGGAGAGGGCACAGATGCTCCAGATGTTGGAGATCATTGCAAGGAATCCGATGCTTGCCCTGGATGATGTGTTACTTAGAGCTGTGGTCAATAAGTTCCCAGCCTTTGCAGACAATGAGCTGTTGATCCAGAGACTCCAGGGGTTGGGACAGCTTATGCTCCAGATCCAGGTTATGGAAGCTCAACAGAAGAATCAAACTAAGCAGGTGAAGTCAACTTCTACAGGTAAGGAGGCGAGCAAGAGTAGACAAGTAGCGACAGGGAGGTAAGAGCTATGGCAACACAGAAGGAGATTCTTGAAAGTTTCACCAAGGCGATGGATGCCTTGGTGGAGGAGAGGAGTGATGAGAAGAGGGAGCTTATGGCTGTTAAAGCTCACTTAGGAGATTTGCAACGGATAGTCTTTGAGTTCGGATGGGTTGAGCTACAGAGAGGCTCTCCGATTAAGTTGGTAGAGGAGGAGAAGTGATGCCAATCTATGAGTACGAATGTATGCTGTGTGAAGAGCTTACGGAGTTCGTGTGCAAGATAGCTGACAAGCCTTCCTCTATCATGTGTGGGAGTTGTGGGAGTTTGGCAAAGTGTATTCCCTCCAGGCTTGCATCCGTTCGGCCTGCTTGGGATGCCTATCTCGATGAGAATATTGCAGACGAGCCGGTGATGGTGAAGGGAAGGAGACACCGTCAGGAGCTCATGCGCCGTGAAGGCTTAGAGGAAAAGGAAATTAGTCCGCAGAGGAAGAGGGAGGTGATGCAGAAGCTAAGGCATATCAAGCGGACTGGAGAGATTGCCAAACATAAACAGAGAGGAGGAGGTTAGTATGACTGATCCTATTGAACCTGCTGATGATCTCGAATTTGGTGAGAGTGGCGCTACCACAGGCTTTCGCACCTTTGGCGAGGAGTTTAGCAAGGAAGAGGAACCCAGTCCTTCTGAGGGAGAACCTGAAGATGAAGGCACCAAGGACGACGAGGGTGCTGAAGAGGAACCTGGAGAAGAGGAGGACGAGGGAGAACCTGGAGACGAGGAGCCAGAGGAAGAACATGGACTCCCTAAAGTCTCGAAGGAATTGGAAGAGGAGCGCAATAACTTGCTAAGGATGGTATCCGATAAGATGAAGGGTGTTGGTGCTCTGAAGATCAAGGCCCAGTTGGTGGATGCTATTCATGAGAATCCCGAGGAAACCATAAAGATGCTTGCTGATCGCTATGGAATTGACTTTGGGAAGGGAGAGGAGGAGCCAAGCGAGATTTCGTTTGACTTTACCTCTCAGGATGTTGCACCTCAGAAGGACGAAGAACTACACTCGTACGTTGGACGTCTCGTGCAGGCAAATCTTCTGCCGGTGGTTGACTCGATCAAGAAGCTGGTCAAGGGAGGAACTCCTAAGCCAGCAGCGAAGGGAAAGGTTCCTGGAGCAGCGGGAGAGGAGACGATGGCGATAGCCTTGAAGCATCTCGATGACAACTACACGGACTGGGGACTCTATGAGGATCGGATGGTTGCGCTTGTCACGAAGCACCCGAGCCTTATGAATGACCCAGATGAACTCTACAAAATGGCTAAGGCAACCTCTGCTAACATTCGTGATGTTTCGAAGCAGAAGAGAGTTGCCAAGAAGAAAGCCAAGAGTGGAGAACGCTCATCTAAGGTGGTTAAGATTCGAACTGGTAAGGGTAAGAAGATGGGCTTCAATGAGGCATGGGAGCGTGCGAAAACTGATCTTAGGGGGTAACTAAGAATGGCTACACCAAGCACAAGGTCAATTAGTTATGACGCACTGCTTTCGCTAAGTCTGGAGTATATGCGAGAGGGGCTTGTGGATAATATTTTTACCTCCGCACCGTATCTGGCTGCTCTGTATGGAGCCTTTGGTAGGAAGAAGAAGGCTAAGAAGGGCATCAGGATGGTGAATGGAGGGGAGAGGATTCGTGTTCCGCTCCTATATGGGAAGAACACCACTGTGGGAGCTTACAGTGGCTACGATACTCTCGATGTGACTCCGCAGGATGGGATCACCACTGCTTTCTATACTTGGAGGCAGATGGCCGGCTCCATCTCAATCTCTCGCAAGGAGGAGCGTCAGAACGCTGGCGAGGGTAAGATTAAGGATCTACTGCAGGCGAAGATTATGCAGACGGAGATGACTCTCAGGGATGAGCTGAACAATCAGATGATTGGGCAGTATGTCTCGAGTGCAGTCTGGAGTGCTCCGGCTGGTATCGCCAATCAGACTGCGGCAGCGGGCTTAGATCCGTTGCTTCACCTGATTCCGAAGGACCCAGCTGGTTCGGTATCAGTAGGTAATATCAACCAAAGCACCTACAGTTGGTGGAGACCGAGAATCGTTGATGGTTCTCATGCGCACTCTGGTCGTGATAGTAATACCATGAGAGGGTTCAACTGCAACTCATGGGTGAACCTGAAAGCAGCAGCTCGCTTCCTCTACAATGCTTGTTCGAGGGGAGGAGGAGGGTATCCAGATCTGGGGTTGCTTGACCAGCTGACTTTTGAGAGTTACGAGGCCGCTCTCGACGACAAGATGCGGTACACGGACTCGAAGGGGCCAGCGAGTATGGGATTTGACTCTATTAGGTTTAAGGGTCAGGATCTCGTGTGGGACGAAATGATGCCTGATGTTGATGGTGGCTACGAGTATGATAGTGCCAGTTGGGCAACTGGTACCTGGATAATGGTTAACACTAATTTCATAGAGTTAATCATTGACTCGGCTACGGACTTTATCACGACTCCGTTCGTGAGGCCGGAGAACCAGGATGCTAAGACTGCTCAGATTCTCTTCATGGGTAATCACTGTTCGTCAAATCGAAGGAAATCCGGAATGATCTACGGTATTACTGTTCCGTTGACTTCTTAAACCCGCAAGGCTGACAGGGCTTTAGCAATTCCTAAGGAGGAATAAAATGCTTTTTAGTCGAATCAATGATAGTTCACCGGAAAGGGTCTTCATTGTGGTCTATAATAGCTGGGCCACAGCTTCCCTCACCAATGGTCAGTGTGTTAGGTGGGATTACACTACCGACTGTGATGGAGTGGGAGTGACAAGGTCTACCAGTGCAGCGTCTTGCGGCCTTGCAGCTGCCGGTGTTGTAGCTGAGACCATTGCCAGTGGAGCCTATGGGCTGTTGCAAGTCTATGGTTACCATAGTGCAGTGAGGGTTAGGACTATGACCACAAGCGGTCATGCCTTCAACGAGAACCTGCAGGCGATTGCCAAGGGTGTTCCATTAGCCTATGACATTACCGCTGACGTGTTCTGTGCGGAGGGGATTGGTGCTGGAGTAGCGACGAGTTCGTTCCTCTTGTTCCCATTTGCCTTTGCCCTTGCGGCCCAGGCCAGTTGGACAACGAAAGCCATTGCAGCTTTTATCAAGGCAATGTAAACAGAGGAGGTCGACAGGGCCTCCCATTTTAAAGGAGACAGGATGGATACGTACCTTGTACGAGCTCTAACCAGAACCGGAGCCAAATGTGGAGAAGTACTGGCAAGGTCTCCACTGCGTATGGTGGGGAAGGAGGCTCCGATGGTTTGGGTTGTAACCCATGTTAGGTCAGGAACAAAGACTTTGACGGAACTACTTAACCTAAGTCCAACCATTGTGGCTTTCCACGAGCCGATGCCGAGGTTGTGGTGGATGGAAGCAAACATCTGTCAATCTACATATGCAGATATATGGTCTACGGTATATCTTTCTTGTAGATGGGAGTTGGTCTCCCAGGTGTGTAGTTTCGGACAAGTGTTTGGGGAAGTAAATGGAAGGGCTGTGTGGTTTACTCATACGGTTAAGAAGAACTTTCCCAATGTGAAGATAATTCATCTATATAGGGATAGGGATGATGTGATCAAGTCTATGTATAGGAAGGGGTTCTTCAAGGGCAACAGTCCCTTCTCTGTCGGGAGACCTAATATGAAGGGTTCTACTCGACGAGAGAAGGTTGCAGAGTACTATGATTTGATAGAGGATTTCATCCAGGAACTGCCCTATGATATGCTCGAGGTACCTTTTGCAGCATTCTCCGATCGCAACACCGATGAGGTGAAGAGGATGTATGACTGGCTTGAGGTCGAGGCTCCGAGCACAAAGGCTATCACGAACACGCTCGATATGCAACTCAACAAAGGTGAGAGTTGGCATGTCGAGAAAAACTGGGAGGACAGGAAATGAGTAAATATGATGTGAAGAAGCCAGGAGTCTTCAACGACCCTGTGGTCAGGTGCTATGGGTGTCAGAAGATCCTGGACAGGAAGGTGTTGTCACATGTTGGGAGTTGTAAGTTTTGTGGCTCAAGGAGGGTCTCAGCCCTTCAGAAGGTTAGTGACAAAGAGATGAAACTGATGGCGAAGTGGGGAGTAGATCCAGATTTCTTGGCTCTATTCGCTCCCATGGAGGGGGTGGATAATGACTGAGAAAGAGAAGGTTACGATAGGGATACCCTGCTATGGCCCAGTGCCTCCTGAGATCCTCGATAGCTACATGAGGTTCGGGTATCACATGGGGAGGAGAGAGCCAGAGTATGATTTCTTCTTGGCTATCAAATCCAAGAGTGAGCAGTTTAGGGCAAGGAATGCTATTGTTGAAGCAGCTTTGCAGGTGGATTCTCAATGGCTCCTAATGCTCGATGACGATCATATCCTCGATAACCACCAGGACTTGGTAGGTAAACTGATCCAACACCTCAAGGACGATCCTGAGAGGGGAATAGTTGGAGCCTTGTATGCACAGAGGGGTAGTGATTACCTTCCCGTAGTGATGAGGGAGTATGAGGGAGGTCCGAGCTTTATGATCTATGAAGATCTTTCATGGCAGTTGCAGATGGTAGACATCACCGGTGGTGGCTGCATGATGATCAACATGAAGCTCTTTGACAAGATCGACAGTCCATGGTTCGCACCTGAGTTCGAGTTCGGTACAGACATACAGATCTGTCGGAAGGCAAGGGAGGCCGGCTTCACAGTTTGGTGTGATACCTCGATCTCTATTGGTCACCTCAGGGAAACGAGGGAGATTATTGAGATCAAGCCATTGGATAGGTTGGAGGGTGAGCTGCAGTTTCCATCACCCAATCTCCTTAAACCCTATCAGCTCGATGCCTGTGAGTTTAGCGGTAAGACTCTCATAGAGCTTGGTAAGATAGGTGAGGAGCACAGGTTGAATAGCCTGGAGCCTGATCGAGATCATCTCTACGAGTACTACTCCGATCTGGGCATAGAGACCTTCGCAAGGAATGTCTGGTTTCACTCGAGAGAGGATGTCAACAGGTATGATCTTGAGACACTCGAACTCTTCGGCAAGAGTAACGTCGGTAGAGGAGTTGATCACTACTGTGGGAGTGGACCGGTGGGATTCGTGTTTGCTCGCTTGGGTCACTTTGTGGTCTTTTGTGATGCTAACAAGTATTGTAGAGACTTCATCGAGTGGAGGATCAAGAAGTACGGGCTGGCGGATGCAGTTGTAGTGGCCAAGCTTCCAGAGCCTGATGCCTCCTACGACTTCGTACTGCTCCTTGACGCAATAGAGCATATGAATCCGGAGGGTCTTGAGGAGGAGATGGAGGGTATAATTGGGATGCTTAAGGTTGGGGGAGTAATCCTTACCAATTACTTTGATAATAGGGATTATACTAACCCGCAACATATTAATATGGATAAGGGGAGGGTTAGGCGTACAATGGTGCGTTTAGGCCTTAGAGCTGTAACAATTTACTTTTGGCAGAAGTGGAGGTAGTAAAATGAGTGGTATACTAAACCGTACAGTGAGGATGGAGGAACGAAATAACAGGTATCGTTCATTTGACTGGAACGTAGTTAACACCATAGTGGGTGGATGTTGGGAGCCAAGGAACTTTCCTGTCTCGAGTCGGGATATATCTGAGGCTGCTGACACAGTATTGGCTTTGGATCCTGACGATATGATCAACAAGATTGACATGGTTACCTTTGATGTTGATAGGAGAGATCCGTTCTTTCGAGATCCTTTCACTAACATGGCTCTAATGGGTGGGAGTCTGAGATACTGGATTGCTCACACTTTTGACTAACAGCTGCTGGGTCCTGAACCGTGAGGGTAAGGAGCAAAGGGTGGTAGCCCTGTCCTGCCACCCGCCCAGTTTCCTGACAGGAGGATAACATGGAAGAAGGGATTCTTGTAATAGTCGTTGAAGGAAAGCACAGCGAGTTCGTAGCAGGAGCGCTTAGGGGAGCATTTGCTTGCGGTGTGGTACTGGAGAAGGGCCATAGGAAGTGTGCAGGTGTCCTATTGAGCCAGGGGATTAGCGTTGTGCTGGTATTGAGTGAGGAGCTCGCTGTAAGGGTGAAGGCCGGACTGGTGATATTCACTGAGGGTTTTGATGGAAAAGCTAAACCCAACTACCTGATCTGGGAGCCTTCGGGTTCAGTCGAGGAGAGAGACAAGATTGTGGAGGAAGCGATAAGGAACCTGGTCAGGAGGAAACTGCTCCAGTCCTTGTAAGCAACTACGTTGTCCAATATTTGGACAAGGGAGTGGGAGATGGCAACACTAACAGATTTGGAACAGCAGATACTGGAGGAGATCCATGAGGATTTGACTACCGCCGAGGTATGGGATGGCGATGATGAGTTGCGGGAGGCTCTTGGGGATGCCATAGATGAGTGTTGCTTCTTTACTAATCTGTTCACCGACAAGGTGATGGTACCACTCAAGGAGGATGTGATGTTCTATTCTCTAAGTGCTACCAACTCCTACCCGTTGTTCATTCGCAGAGCCTACTTACGAGAGCAGGAGAGGGAACTCGACTGTGCCTCATTGATAAGTATTGTAAGAAGGGATGCCAACTTCATGCTTGGGAGAGGGGCTCCGAGAGAATATGTACCCCTCTCCCCATCGGTGCTGATGGTCTATCCTTGTTACTCGAGCGATGGTGGTATCATCGAGTTAGATGTCGTTGCTACTCCGAAGCACTACTCCTTGGCGAGCAACTTCATCACCACACGAGAGGAGCTTGAGGATGCTCTTGTGCATTATGGGAAGTACTACCTTTTGCTTAGGGCTGGGGGGATGGACACTATGGCCATGGGAGAGTATGAACGCTATCTCAAGGCGATAGGTGCTCAGCAGGAGTTCAAGCATCACAATAGGGCGTTGGCTCGCTATAGGTATAAGCAACAAGGGGAGGCATAGTGGCCGGAGAGAAGATAAGAGAGATGTTCAGGCAGTATCCTGTATGGCCTCTTAGTGGTACGCCTCCGGAGTGGATTCAGCGAGAGCATCCAGACTTCGTGCCGAGTATTTATGCGGCGCCTAAAGCCGAAGTTGACGTCACTGCTATCGGGGAGATCAAGAGGACGACGGCAGTTGCCAAGACCTTGCGGAAGGGCATACAGGTGGATAGGGCAGCTGCGAGGGGAATGGAAGAGGTTGATCCTCTTGGCGAGCTCTTTCGTGAGATCCTTAGTGGGGCATGGTGGCACGGTAGGAGTACCCATCCTCCTCTTGAGGAAGCAAGCACTATGGCAGCTACAAGGCGAAAGGGTAGTTTGTTCGGGGAGCCGGTAGGGACAAGCCTTACGAAGGATCCTCATGTAGCGGTGAACCCCTCGTTTAGTGGAGTGGTGAATCCGAGAGGGGAAGCCCTTTATCAGGCGGCCAGGAAAAGGTTCCTTGATGTGTTTTATGGAAGACCGGGGTTTGTAGACGAGATGCGAGTGGCTTGTGAGGAGATGGTTGCATCTCGTACGATGAGAAAGAAGTTCCTTAGGGTTAAGCCTGAGTTTGGAGGCGATCCGCTCAAGACGATCCTCTTCCCAACCCACGAACCTCATGCAAAGGTGATGAACGAGGCCTATGAGAAGACTATCTTTGATCTGGCTGAGGAGTACCCTGACCTCGCTTATATTGAGAACCTTGGAGATCTCAAGAGAGCGGTTCCAGCAAGGGAGTTCAACGAGCAACTCACGTACAACCTTCAAAGTAAAGGGTATAGAGGTATCCTCTACTCACCTGACGCACGCTACAGTGAGTTCGAGCTCAAGATGTTTCCCTCAGAGTTCGACACAGGGATGGGGTCAGCCTATGCTACATATCTCGATGAGAGAGCAATGACCGAACCGGCTATGCAGAAGTGGCGTTGGAAGCATGGGGTTCCCCAGATGGAGAAGTGGACGAAGGCGGTGGAGGATGCTCCCTACCATCACTTGAAGGAACACTATAAGGAGATTGATCTGGCGGAGATAGGGAGGAAGATTAGTGGGAAGGCTAAGAAGGAGGCCATGAAGTGACCGTATCAGCATCTATAACTAAGATCCGCAGACTGGTAAATGATGTCAACTCACAGGAGTTCACCGATGCACAGATCCTTACGCTCTTCGGGAGGATGCAACAGAGGTTCTGTCGGGCAACCCAATGCGAGGTGAAGGTAGTGAGTCTGCTCGCTCCACCCTATGTCGACTACGGAGTGACACACTTCTGGGAGGAGGCTTATGTTGCAGACGACTCGAGCTTCAATCCCTTCTATAGGGATGCAACCTACTCTGCTTCGCAAGCATGGGAACTCGAGGAGGATCAGGTATCGAAGGGAGCCTATACGGTAACGAGTGGAACTGACCTCTCGGCAGAGGAAGCACAACACCCAGTCCCGTTCTTCCTACCCTCCGACTTCTATGCTTTCAAGGGACTCGCCTGGAATAAGAAGTGGGTACAGGAGCTCTCGATGGACAAGATGCAAGATGTTTATCGAGATGCTTTCACGAAGCTGGGTGATGTAGTTGACTGGTTCTCACCTCTACGAGAGGGGAAGGGGAAGGCGTTCGTTAGTCATGGGGTACCAACGACTACAGGGGCGGAGGGCTATCTCCTTCTCGATAACATAGCACCGGATGCAACGTATACTGCTGGGAACACCGTGACTGGTAGTGAGTCCGGGGCGACAGCCACCGTTGTAGATTTCTTCACGAGTCCTCCTGGCAACGAGGGAGTATTGTTCCTGAAGGACATCAAGGGTACGTTCGAGGACAATGATGTTGTCTATGAAAGCACTTATGGAAGTACACTGAATGTAAGTGCTTGTGAAAATCGTGCGGGAGTCTATGGTTATGATACTTTTGATGGTGAAAGTGCTACTGGGTTTCATGCTAAAAAAACAGGCACATCGTATTCTGGAACTGCTGGAACAGCAGATGAGATAAGTTTCACTGACGGTATAAGTTACATAGTAACATTTACTGCCACATTGACTTCAGGAGCAGTTCCAGTTGCTGTTATTTCTACTTCCCTTAATGGTGCCTCCAAGTCTGATGAGGGGTATTACACCATCCAGGTTGGTGCAAATATAGCAGTATTCACTGCCAACGAAACAATGACAGGAGTATTTTATTGCAATACAGGAACAGCAGAAGTGGCGGAGTATACTATTGCAAGTTTAAGTGTAAAGCAAATCACGAACAGTGCTCTTGCAAATGGAACCCTTAACTCCCTGGATCAACTGTCGGCCGTAGATGCAGAACTTGTTGCCAATGTCTTCTATGCTATCTACTCCCAAGTACCGGATAGGCCGAGTGCTACGAGTAGTGCGGTTGAGCTTCTGAAGCCCTTCCGCAAGTATGTGGAGTTTGGGGTAGCTGAGCGACTTCTTAACTTCGATGGCCCGAAGAAGTCTCAGGCCAAGGCTGCTCACATGAAGTCTCGCTATGAGTTGGGAGTGCGCTTTGTGAAGGGGTTGATGTGGAAGCTTCTTGCGGATAGGAAGCTTGGGTTTAGCGGTGACCGAGAGGTGTACGACCTGAAGCCTGCAAGACCCAGGTTCCCTGATCATTATCCAGCAGTGGAGGTATAGATGGACTTTGAACAGAGCAAGTTTACTGGGGGGTTGGTGCTCAAGCCAACACCGGATCAGCTGAATCCACATGAGTGTCAGGAAGCTGAGAACGTCGAGTTCGTTAGGGAAGTGGGAGCAGTTTGTCCAAGGAGGGGGATCGACAAGTACTACTCCAGAGACCTGGATGCTGATGAGGTGTATTGGCAGAGGACGCTTGGTACTCCAGGCCCCATAGTCAGAGCAGGCGACCGACTCTACGATGGTCTAAGACCAGTCTATTGTGGACTCACAGATAGTCCTGCAAGGTTCGAGGAGTTTGGGAACCATGTGATCCTGGCCAATGGATACGAGAACCTGAAGTACAAGCAAAGTGGGATGGGTCTCACGGTTCACACAGCCTACTGTTACGATAACGAGTACGATGTATTAGTGGATGCAGACATAGCAGATGATATTGTCCTTGGTGCGTATGTGCAGAGTTTCCTACATGTCTATGGTGATCCCCTTGGGGAGGGAGATGCCGAATGGCGCTGTACCTTCGAATGGGAACGGAAGACGATAGAGGGTACCGACTATGACCTTTCAGACACCGAGCTCGTCGAGAACGGAGACTTTGCTGACTGGACTACTGATAACCCTGATGTCTGGGCACTCGTCACCGCTGAGGATGCAACCAACTATGTAACGGAAGCATCTGGGCAATGTAGGATTGTCTCCGATGGAAGCAAGAAGATGGGGATAAATGATAATCCTCTTACGTCAGGCAAGTTCTATCGGTTCTCCATTGACGTGAAGGCTGTGGATGATGGTGCCATAGAGATTGAACTTTCCTCTCGTTGTGCTATCTCAAACATTAATACCACAGGAGTTAAGACATACAACTTCCAGGCGACTGGGACAACCTTTCAAATTTACCGAAATGAGGATGGAGTCTCGTGTGACGTAACCATCGACGATGTTTCGGTTAAGGAGATCACGGAGGACTCGGACGATTTCTACACAAGTAGTTGCTATGAGTCCAGGAATATAGAAACGACCCCTGTTGACGTGATGGATGTTTGCAGAGCAGTTGATCTTGGGCTACCCGTTGGGCAAGCGGTGTCGGGTACGGTAGAATCAGCAAGTGGTTCTATGAAGACGCAGCTACTTGTACACTGCGAGGGAGCTGATGAGTCCACAAGCTTCACTGACGCTGCTCAAAGTCGTACCATCACGGCTAATGGAGGAGCACAAGTAGATACAGGAAAGACTAAAGTAGGTTCTGCCACCCTACTCCTCGATGGTGATGGGGATTATCTATCTGTCGCTTGGAGTTCTGCGTTTAATCCAGGCACCGATAGATTCTCTATAGAGTTCTGGGTCAGGTTCGATGCAGTACCTACATCAAGGACTGGGCTGTTCTCTACTGGTTATGCTAATAAGACGATCTACATCAAGTGGGACTACAGTAAGATCTTCTTCACTCACTATGATAGTAGCCTTGCTGTAGGATCCAGATACCTCCAGGTATCAGCGAACTGGACTCCGGCAGCAGACACGTGGTATCACATCTATGTATGCCGTGGTTGGGACAGCAACGACGATATGTTTGCAGTCTGTATAGATGGAAGTGTCGTGGCTACTGAGGAAGAGGAAAGGACTATAGAGGGTTTGACTGGGGACCTCTATATTGGTATGCTTGAGGTGTTTGAGGGTACTACCTCCCTCAATGGATCAATGGATGAGATAAGGTACGTTGTTGGGGAGGCTCCCTACAGGGCAAACTTTACTGCTCCTACCTCTGCATACTCAACAACTTTTAGCGGGACGTTTAAATACAGGATGACCAACGTGAACTACGATGGAAGGGAAGGTAACGCAGGTGGGTTTGTCCTACTGGAACCAAGTAGCGAAGTGTCTTACCTGACAATCCCTATATCCGATGACCCGCAGGTGGTCGCACGCAACATCTATAGGACGGAAACTGGTGGAGCTACGTACCAGTTTCTGACTACGGTTAGCAACAACCACAGCCAGGTCTACGAGGATAGTGCACCAGACTCGTTGCTTGGAATGAACCTTGTAGATACTCAGGAAGCTCCCCCTATATTCTCTGAAGTCCATGATCGCCAATCACTCTTACATGGTGTAGAGGCTGCAAACAAGAATAAGATTTGGTACTGTAATGCTTTCGACGACTGGGATGCCTTCAGGATCACGAACTACTCTCTATTCGGGAGCAACAATGATGAGACTGTGGCACTTGAGAGCCTTGGAGAGAACCTGGTGGGAGTACAAGGTACGAGAATCTGGAGGTATAACACAGAGGAAGATCCTGAGATACTTACCGAGAGCTTCTCCAGTATTGGATCGCCAGTTGGCTATGCTGTGATAAATGTGGGAGACGCCTTGCTCATAGTAGATGCTACTGGAATGTACTACTTCGATGCTGTCAAGGAACTCAAACTTTCCTACAAGATCGATCCGTTGCTCGATCCTACTGGATCATATACTGAGAGGATTAACAGCTCCTACCTTACCAATATTCGAACAGGATTCATTGACGACAGGATCTATGTGTCATACACTCGCACAGGACAGACTACCAACGATCGCACTATCATCTACAATCGGAAGTTTAAATGCTTCGAAGGAGTGATTCAAACTGGGTTTACTTCTTTCACTACCGACAAGGAGGCGAAGGTACTCCTTGGGATCGGGACCGATGGCTATGTGTACCAACTTGAAACAGGGAATGACGACGAAGGCTCGGCGATCGTGTGGAACTTTAGGACTAAGGACTTCGCAAGCGAGCTTGTTGGTAGCAGCTTGGAAGTGAAGGAGGAGGCACTCTCACAGAAATCTCGTGGGAGACTCTTATGGAAGAGGGGAGGGAAGATCAGGCTTGATCTTAATCCGGTAGGGGAGACGGTAACCGTTCAAGTATACCACGATGATACTGTTAGACAAACAAGAACATTCGACGATGCGAGTAGGACTGTACATGAGTTTCGGGTAAACCCGGACTATGACTTCACCAGGCTTAGCGTGAAGATAAGTGGGAGTTCAACCACCGCTCAGATGTTCTATGGAATTCGCTTCGTGGGAGTAACTGTAGTAGGAGAGGGACAGTGAAGTTTAATGAAATCTATAGGGGAGAGGATCCGAACCTTAGCTTAGGTAGGTTCTACAACACCGACATAAGGAAGTTGGTAGCGTTTAGGCAAAGGGAGCCGAGACTCTTCCCTGATGAGATGGAAGACCCGATGAGCTTTCTCACTGACCGAGTGCAATCAGAGGATACTCTCTACTTCACCATGCGCTATCGGAAGAAAGTGCTTGGATATGGCTCTCTTGACCCGATTGGCAAGAGGGTAGCTCAGATCAACTCCTGGGCAAACAAGTGGACAAGGATGCGAAGGCATTGGGTTGTAGGTTTAGTGAGGCTCCTCGTTGAGTTTGGGTTCAAGGAGCTTGGGCTGGAGAGGATGGGAACTTGGTCAGCTGACTTTGCCAAGGCTAACCAAAACGTATTAAGAGATGTGGGGTTCACACAAGAGGGAATCCTAAGGAAGGCAACGTGTTATGATAGTAGCCCAACGGACATAATACTCTTTGGGTTACTAAAGGAGGAATTCTAATGTGTACAGGATTTCAAATAGGGACGCTTGCGCTTGGAGGACTTGGGCTCGGCGCAGGTATATTCGGTAGCAAGAAGGCAGGTAAGCAATCTGCGAAACAGTATAGCCAACAGTACGGCATACAGCAGAAGCAGATAGCTAAGGCTGAGGCAGAGGCGGAGAGAAAGTACAAGGCTGACATAGCGAAGTATGGGTCAGCCAAGGAAGTCTACGAGAAGAACCTTGCCTACCTGGATGCACTGATCGCAGATCCAACCGGACACCCTGAGTATGCCGGAGCAAAGGAAGGTCTGGAGAAGGCATTTGGAGGAGCTCGTACGTCACTCAAGCAAAGTCTTAGGCGAAGGGGTCGGACTGGTGGGATTCAGGATAGAGCACTTATGGATCTTACAGAGGCCTTTGAGGGACAGCTTACTACTATTCATACAGGTATTGCTGCGAAAGCAAGAGAGCAGAGGCTTGGACTTAGAAAGCCGCCGGAACCCTATAAGGGTATGGGTCAGGTAGATTGGGGTACCTATATGCAGGCAACCAGCACTCCCTCGGTGGATCTCTCCGGCTTTGGGCAGATGCTCGCTCTTAGTATGATGGATAAATCTGATACTACTCCAGACACAAAGAGTACCTTGGCCAAATCAGGAGGGCAGTTGCCATACTATCTTGAACCCTCTACCTATGAGATAGAGGACTGGACTAAGTCCGCTTAGGAGGTGAACTATGGAAGGTTTTGTTGGTGCAGTAAACGCAGCCAGTAGCTTCGCCAAGGGCTATGCACAGGTAGCCTTGATCGAGCGAAGACAGGCTCGCATTAACACTCAGTGGGAGAGACAGTTCGCCTTCCAGGAGGCACAGGCCCAAGTTGCAAAGGACTCCATGGATAGGCAATGGGCTCACACTATGAAGGTGTACCAGGATGAGGAGGGTCTCCGTAACCTACGACTTGATGCCGCTGCTGTAACAAGCAAACTTGCTCACATACAGCTCGATGAGGCTGAGGCGAGGAAGGCAGGTTATGGTGCTGCTCTTAGTGAGATATCTGATCTCATTGGAACAGTTGACCTCAGTGATCCAGAGAAAGCCTTTAAGCAGTATACGGGAGGAGCTACTGCTATCGCTGCTAAGTTCCCATTCGTGGAGCTGAAGGAGGTAATGTCTTTCCTCGACACATACAACAAGACGGCGATGGCTACTATGGCTGGTAATAAGGTTCATACGGTCAAGGCAGATATTGGAAAGAGTGGTCATACTGTTCTGCGAATGGTTGGTACGGGTGGGACTGTGATCAACAGCGTCGAGTTAAACAAGACGGCACCTGAGGTCACTGAGCTCGTGAAGGAGTTCGATGAGCGTATCCATCAACATCATCAGGATGTGCTTGCAGAAACCAAGACGGTGTCTGGTGTGATGAACTCTCTCAACCACGGAGTCCTGACCTTTCAAGATGGTATTGAGTCGGGAGATCCAGGAAAGCAGGAGGAGGGACGTGAGAGGATAGCTGCTTCTCTCGAGGCCAAGTACCTTGAGCGTGTAGGGAAGGAGTTAGAATGGTTCGAGAACTCGCTTGCCGAAATGGGGATTGATGAGGAATCGAGGAAGAGGACAGTTGCTCTGAGGACAGAAGGGATACGTAAGAAACTGGAGATGCCACTGATGTCAACAGATGAGTATGCCGACGTCTTTGTTCAGGCCTTCGAAGAGGATCTCAAAAATCGCCCAGGTCTTGATGTTCCTTCCTGGCATGATGCCATAAAACGGGAGGTCTACTTTAACTTCTGGGGGAAGCATAAACTCAATGCACTCGATGGCTTGAGCATTATGACCGAGAACTACAGGGGGCCTCAGGTAGCAGGTGAGGTTTCGATCGAGACCCCGATAAAGGCACCTAAGGAATACGAGTTGTTGCAGACACCGGAAGGTATCTCCTATCAGCCTAAGGCAAAGCCCATCAGAAAGGAGAAGAAGGACTGGGGCTACATCGCTGATCAAGAACCAGGAGCAGGCGGTGAAACTGGAGGTATCAAGATAAATCCTGTCTACCACAAGCGTGTGCAGGAATTCCTGGAGGGTAAGTATAAGTAATGGGAATCGAGAGAGTGATGGAGTTAGCTGGGCATCCCGATTACCGAGGATTGTCCAAAGATAGGACAACGCTCGACCTTTTGAAGAATCGAGACAAGGCCCTTGACAAGGTCGCACCGGTGAATTTTAGCAGAGAACTCCAAGACAATAGGATGGCGGATACGGAGGAGATGGGATTCCTCATGAAGACGTTGGATCTCTTTGCAAGAGGACAGTACTCTGTGGTAGGAGCCTATGAGGCCTATGAAAAGGGAGAGCCGATCTTGCCGGCAGCCTGGAAGGGCCTCAAGGGAGAGACCAAGGGCTCCTGGATTGACGTGATGGAGAGGGTGATCCCTGGAAGACATCCTTGGGTAGAGGTTCCGATGGGGCTTGGCCTAGATATAGTTGCTGATCCTATCAACTTCGCTCCAATGGCTTGGTATGGGAAGATAGGTAGGTTGTTGAAACTTCCTGACCTCCTCAAAGCTGCAGATGATTTGACCAAGACCACTAAGATCATGAAGACAGTTGGGAGGAAGGTCGCTGAGGCTCCTGCTATCAGTCGACAGTTGGAGAGGTTCATACCTGGGCATACCCTTCGGAGAGTGCCTGGGGCCTATGAGCTATATGGAGATCTACAACGCAAGCTCAACGACATCCGTAGGTTGTCAAGACGAGAGTTTATCCAACGCTGGGATGACTTCAGGAAGGTAGCCAAGGGGCTTGGCCAAGATCCGAACGTTGCAGCTGCGGAGCTGATTCGTCTAAGGCAGATGGGGCTGGCCGAGGAGGTGTTGCCAGAGTACCAGAAGCACTTTGACGACATCGTGGAGGGGTTTGGCGAGATTGCTAAGAGGGAGGTCAAGCATGGTATCCTCGACGAGAAGAAACTCATTGACGACTACTTCCCTGGTATCTACGAGTATGGGAAGCTCGTAGAGAAGGGTGGAAAGCTCATGTCCAAGAAGCAAACTGGGTTCTTCACTAAGATGGGCTACAGGGCTGATCCATTCTATGGGAAGGCTAAGCATTTCAAGACGACCGAGGAGGCGAAGAAGGTTATCCATGAGGACTGGCTCAAGGGTGGGCCTCTGAAGGACATTGTACCTGTCGACAATTGGTTCCGAGGCTACGCTATCCGAAAGATGGTTGGTGAGAGTGCTATCGCCTGGAAGCAGTTCATTGACACTTCCCTCAGTGAATTTGGTGTTAAGCTAAGTGACCTATACACTGAACAGCTTGGATCGAGAGCTGCCAGAGCAATGAAGCACGCAGATAATATCGAGGCACTGTTGGGGAAGGGAGTAGATCTTGCAGACATCCAGGATTTGGACAATGCCTACAGGTTACTAATCCCCAAGGGTTTCTCCTTTGTCACAGCCACTACCAACCTACGTTCTCCTCGCATGAAGGGGATGTTCTTTAAGGAGTTAAGGCGTACCTTGAAGGCAGTCGAGGAGAGTGGGGTAGAGAGTGTTGCGAAGGAGTTGGGTCAAGAGGATACTCTCTTTCAACTTTTCAAGAAGATGAAGGGTAGAGGAGTCATTGAGTTGAACCCAGAGCAGGCTGCAACCCTGGTTAAAGGTGGAGCAGGTGACACCGTACACATCTTACCGAGTGAGTACGCTAAGGAGATCAAGGAAACTTTCAAGGTATTCAGTACAGATGCATCGACCAAGGCCTTCATCGGGGCGATGGACAAGGCTGTGCATATGTGGAAGTCAATGGCGACCAGTATGAGGTGGCCCTTCCATATGAGGAACGCAATCTCTAACACCTGGCAGATGTATCTTGGAGACGTTAATGCAGCCAAGATTCCACAGCGACTTGCGGAGGCAGCAACCATCCAGCTCAAGACTGGGCGTAAGATTGAAGGGTTTGCGGCAGAGGAACTCCTTCGTATTGCAGACAGGCATGGAGTCCGAGCCTATGGTTGGATGGGTGGAGATGTACCGACACTTGCTCAGAGGGAGCTTCACATAGTGGAGACGAGGGGAGCCCTCGCTCGTAAGGTAGGGGTAGGAGAGCAACCTTGGAATCCTTTTCAAACTCTCAGCAGGGCGGGTAGGAAGTTCGGTACTGGAGTGGAGGACACGGCTCGTCTCGGTGTCTTCATAGATCAGATGAAGAAGCTCGGGATCACGAAGGGAGCGAAGGGCAATACCGCTAAAATTGAGAAGGCAGCAGCCCATGTGAGGAAGTATCTGTTCGACTACACTGAGCTAACCGAGTTCGAGCGTAGGACAATGAAGAGGATCTTTCCCTTCTACACCTGGCTCCGTAAGAACATTCCTCTCCAACTGGAGATGGTTGCTACCAAGCCTTGGAAGTATGCTCGGATGGGAGACATCAGTACTGCTACGGATCATGGGATGCAGCTCTGGCCGGATAGTGCAGCTTCACCTACCGAGGAACAGCTCATGCGATACAACTGGATGAAGGAAGACAACTTCAGGAGAACACCTTGGACTACCACCAACGACAACCCTATCTATGCCAAGCTGGACTTACCACCCGACGACCTAAACACGATGTGGAGACTTAACACATGGATCTCAGCCCTCACTCCTGTCTGGACTATGATTCAGATAGGTATGAACGTGCGTACCTGGCCAAAGGTGGGGAAGCTATCGGAGCCTGGGCAGAAGTCTATAGCTCCCTTCTATGTCACTTGGATGCCCAACTGGTTGCACAAGTACGCAGGAGTGGAGCCAATCCGAGATAGTAGGACTGGGAAGCTTGTGTTGGGGATGGATCCTCAATGGAAGCATGCCCTCCAAACCGCCTTCCCCTTTCTCAACGATTGGGAGAGAGCATACCCGCAGGCAGGAAGTCTGGTGGCGGAGAGTGATCAAGGCCTCTACTCCGCTCTCAGCTACGCCACTGGTATTAAGTTCAAACCCTTTGATCTCACCAAAGCGGCTATGAGCCAGGGCTTTAGAGCCAGGAAGGCCAAGGAACTCGTTGGCCGTGCAGCTCGTAAGAGGCCCAAGCTCACAGTTAAGGAAGCGAAGAAGATCTTTGAGGAGGTTATGAGACCTTAGTCTTCGTCTTCGCCTTTCCATATTACATAGCTGAAAGAGACAAATATAAGGACACCTACTGCGATTGGTACCACTAAAGGGTGAGTACATGAGAGCAAGCCGAAAACAATAGCTACTGCACTCATCACCGCAAGTATTGCTACCCAAAAACTCAGCACTGCTTTAAGTCTTCTTTTCATTAGAGGCTTCCTCCTCTTCCTCCCATTTTCGCCCTCAATTTTAGCTCTTCTATTACTTCCATTCCACACTCCTCTGCCAGCTCTGTCTCCTCGTCTGCTCCTGGAGAGTCTCCCACCAGCCTGAGCAATGTGTCACAGTAAGGTACTATGTTCCTGCATAGACCCATCCAATAGCTGCGTGGTCTTGGGTACAGCATATGCACGAAGTGGTTCAGGTGGGGCACTATGCAGGCATGCCCGTTGTCGTTAAGCTTCATCGCCATATCAATAGCATTTCTCACGTTGATGATCGTGTCGCCACCCTCGTATGGGCCTGCTATATAGATTAGTTTGCTCATCCTTATCCTCCTTGTGGCCGAGTAAAAATTTGGTTATGGTTGTTAAGTTCCATCTTTCTTATAGCCAATAATACCACTCCTCGCCATCAGCCCTATACTCCGAGCGAATCATCTTCCGCTTCTGGAGCACGTCAATCACCTCACGAAGGGCTGGAGAAGTCATGTTCATCCAGTTGTCTCCAAGGAGCTGTGAGAACGAGATCGGGCTTACCACCTTCAGCTGGTTCATCACGTCCTGTATGTCCTGGCTCCTCTCACTCCTACCCATAGCGCCAAAGGCCATAGAGAGGGTTGGAAATATCGAGTTGACTTCCTCAATAGCCTGTCCGATGTCGTTGACCGTGAAGGTTAGATCATCACTATAGGAGACTCGAATACACATAGCGGTTTTGAGTACCGAGATGTGTGCCCTCTCTATGAACCCGTGGAACCTCTCGTCCTTGATCTCAGCATACTTGACATCCAACTCATTGTACCAAGCATCGAAGTACTCACCTGCCTTATCCTCCCATTGGAATGGCCCCCTTAGGTGGCGAATAATCCCCAGGTCGTGAACGAGGTCTTTCATCAGGTATCGCTCCTCCTCGTCAAGCATCGGCCTTGGGATTCTCTGCTTCTTCTCGGTGCCAATTATAAAGACTACACGAGAGAAGAACCCAGCTCCGAAGGCCTCATAGGGCAGGTTGTTGGCCATGTAGGTTGGGGTGGTTGCAGCGAATAGGCCGACGCAGGGGCCGTAGAGTTTCTCTGGTTCACGACTTAATACCCTATATTCCCATACATCATGAGAGTCGTAGATGTCGGTAAGGAACTCAATCATCTGCTTGGGGTCGACGCTCAGCAGGGAGGAGAACTCCTTGGAGATGACAGCCATAGGGCTCTGTTGAACCGTACCCATTTCAGGCAGCACGACCTGAGCAAATGAAGCTGCGAGTTCGTTACACAGTGCCTGCTTAGATGTCGAATCCTTGCTAACTGTACATTGTACCTTCTCAAGGAACCTCTTCGAGAGTGCAATCGGTCCTCCCTTGCGACATTTCCCTGGTGGAGATACCAAGATGATGTAATGGTTCGGATAGATGTCATCGAGTCCATAGGGCACCCATACCTTTCGCTCCATCGCAGCTCCCAAAGTAAAGAGTCCACTCCAGAGCCAATAGTGAGCTGGGGCTTCGGTGCGATCCACTACTTGGCCAAGAGTCTTTAGCCAATTCTCACACCTCCTCTCGCTCATCTATCAGTCCCTCCCGTACTTGCTTGATTGGAGCAATGTGAAGGGCACCAACGCCCCGTACTTCGTCTACTGCCATTATTAGGAAAGCATACTCACCACTAAGCGATAGGACTTTGTAGGTATCGCCTTGTAGGTTACAATAACGCTCTAATAGGTCGGTATCGTCAATCAGTTTCGTCATCATTAACTCCTTTGTCCAACATTTGGACATCGTAGTGGTAATCCTCTAAGTCTCCCCAACTCATTCCAACCTTGAAGTCGACAGGGATCACAAGCTCTCGTACTTGCCCATAGATGTCAGTGACCTCCAGGGGAATTGCCATTACCTTCTTCATCAACGGGATGAACTTGTGTTCTTGGCCCATAGGTACCTGGCATATAACCTCATCGTGGGAATTCATCAGGATGCGGAGGCCAAATTCGTAGAGTTCCTCGTGCAACCTCTTGATGCACAGGCTCATCAGCTCCCCGATTGTGCTCTGGGGATCGAAGGCATACGCTTGGCGGAATAGGTCATCGGAGATCCTCCCGTAGAAGATTCTCTTACGACCGAGGGCAGTAACGAGGGTACGATTTTGGGTGATCTTGTTCCGAACCCAAGCCTTCCATGATTCGATCATAGGTTTCTTTCGTTTGATCTTCTGTTGGAGAGCCTTGCAGTCGTTGAGGGTATACTCATTGTAGCCAGCCTTTAGGAGAAGCTCCCTAAACTTTTGAGGCCCCATGTCGTAGTTGTTAGCATGGTTAGCGTGCTTGGTGAGGTTGTTTCTCATCTTCCAATGCTCAGGGTTAGAGGAGTTGTAGGTGAGGCCAGGTTCCAGATCGAAGAACATTATAGAGTTCTCCCAATGAGGATCTTTCCCCGCCTGGTAGTCCTCAATCCCCTTGATGTCGCCGGCCTTCCAGTTGACATAGCGATCCTCAGCCTGAGATAGATCTGCAGCAATCATCACATATCCTTCATCAGGAACGAACATCTTCCGAATCTCGCGTCCTTCCTCGTCACGCTTCGGGATGTTCTGGAGATTGCCGCCTCCTCCCAGATGGGACTCATAGGAGGATAGACGCCAAGTAACTGTGCCGGTAGGGTCGTAGGAGGTGTGCATCCTACTCCTTTCGCCAAGCTTCATCTCGATATAGGTGCTAATGAGCTTGGAATACTTCCGATAGTCTTTGATGTGTTTGAAAATCGGATGTTTGGTCTTTAACTCAAGGCGGTTCAGAGCGTCGACATCTGTAGTGGGACGTCGAGTACTCCTCTGGACCTGGACAGGGAACTTGAGTTTTAGGTAGAGCAAGTCCTGGAGCT